TTGAAACCATTAACGAAGAAAAACGTTTAGGGGGAGCACTCAGAAGTAGATAATGAGCAAAAATTCATCAGTCTCTAATTACGATAATAGTTTATACATTAGCGGCCACAAAATATTTGGCGTTAATAGTGTTAATTTTGGCTACTCTCTTCCAGTTGACCATGTTAGTGTCATTGGTTATTCAAAGTTTAAAACCTTCACTTCTAGCGCGCCGCAATCTTCTTTAAGCGTTCAGAAATACTTATCTCCTGCCGATTTCTTTTTAAATTTTACAGGATTAAATCCTCTAGTTGGAGGAGTAGATTATAAAGGAAAAAAGTTTGGCTTTAATTCGGCTTACCTTACATCGTATTCAGTTGCCGCTTCTGTTGGCAATTTCCCAAATCTAAATGCAAGCTTCTCTATATTTGGAGACGTAGGAGATGAATTTGGAGGAAATGGAGCTTCTGAAACTGGAGCTTTGAGAGTCGTAAGGCCCGGTGATATTAGAATCGAGTGCGACGGAAGCGGCACTAACAGAATTGAATCCTTTACTTATTCGTTAGAATGCAAAAGAGAAGCTTACTATCATCCAACAGGTAGCGGCGCAATGGAAGTTGTTACAGTTAAACCGTTTAAAGTAAATGCTGATTTTACTATCGGCGTTGATGACTATGAAGCTAAAAGGGCTTTTGACTACTTGTTGAATTCTAATAGTAGAAAGATTACTATAGAGATAGGCTCATTAGCTACATTTACAATGGACAATATGGAGCTTATATCAGAAACTTTAAATACATCTTCTACCGATGATTTGGTGATAACTCTTACATATCAAGGATTCATCTAATGTCTTTCTTTTACGATAGAGATCAAAATATATCTGGGTCTATACCTGCAACGTTAGACTATACGCCTTCTTATGGCGCTACAGTTGAATTCTCCGCAGACTTGTCGGCATATACTACCACAGATAACTATCTGCACATTATGCCAAAAGGATTGAATCATTTGCAAATGAAAATGAATCTTCCGTTTGAGAACAAAAAGCAAGAAGATGCGCGCAAAATACTTGGTTACATTGAATCTTTAAATGGTACTGGTCATTTCTTATATACTGATCCAGCTCAAATTTATAAACCGATTCGTATGTTTTGCGACAATATCGAAAACTCATTTAATGAAAACGATCTTCATACAGTTAGCGTATCTTTGAGTTCTGATCAAGCTGCGTCGTTGTTAAAATGGGACACTGCTTACGTTACAGGTAGCAATATGAAAGGCGAGTATTCTGCTGGAGTAGCTTACTCTAGATTTGATGTAGTAAGAAATATCGCCGCAAATGCAAACAATTTATACGATTCTTTTTACTATGTCACTGGTGACATTAGCGTAGGCGAAAATACTGCGATCTCTAACTCGAAATTTACAAAAGAGTTTTTCTTTCAGCCAACTTATCCAGCTCAAGTATCAAAAGAAACATCTGTAATCAAAACAGAGCTGCCGTATTCTTTCACGAAAAGAGCTGATTTCGGAATGCACGCTAATGTTTTAAAATCATTAAAACTAGATTTCAAAGGAATTTCGGATAACGAGGCTAGATGTATTTTGCACTTTTTATGCGGTAAACAAGGATATAGAAAATTCCAATATAAGTTTCCAAAGATTTACGATCAAAACAAACTCTTCTTTTCAAATCAATGGAGTCACACGTTCGTTTACAAAAACGTAAATGATATTTCTTTAACTCTAATAGAAGATCCGCTTGGGGCAAGAAAGGCTTACTAATGAGAAAACTAATTTCATACGAAATGGAAATGATGTTTGTTGGTTCGCGGGATGCGTTCGTTACTGCGAGTAACACTGGCAACGCAGTTTCTCGCTTAGACTTTATTCAGAGCTATGGCTTTTCTTTTAATATGGATCGCCAGCCGTTAAAGCAGATTGGGTCTTCAGCGTTTGCTGCAAGACATAGCCAATTATCTCCAGATGTAGAATTGGACGTTTCTTATTTATTGAATGACGGATGGAATGAAAAACATTTAGGATTAGATTTTACTGATAACGCCTACACAAATCCTTTATATACTATTTTAACTGACGATAAAGATAGAAACTTTTATGTAATGATAGCTAACGATCAAGCTAAAGATGCTGTAGCTTCTTTTACTCCAACTGATTTTAATGTTTTGGGAATAGGTAATACGTATTTAGGTTCTTATAGTATTAGAACGTCTGTTGGTCAAATGGCCGAAGTTAGTTGCAAATACGTTGGCGCTAACGCGCAGATTACGAACTACTCAGCTACAAATTATGTTCCAGCCGTAAATACAGCTCTGGCGGGAGAAGACTCGCAAGCGCAAAACAAGAGATATGGGTTTAATTTTTATAACGCTTCTAGACCAACTAGAATTCAAAACGCATTTACTGGAGTGTTTGATGGAGGTTGCCCTTACAACTCAACAAGTATTGTCGCTACAAACAACAGCGGATCAGCGGGAATTAAGTTTGGTTTTGTATTCGATAATTTTCAATCGTTAGATATTGCGGTTAACTTAGAAAGAAAAGCTCTTTATGGATTTGGCAGCAATTATCCTTTTGCTAGAAAGATTCAAAAACCAATAGTGGGAACAATGTCTTTGGATTCTATAGTGAATTCTTTTGATGCTGAAAAGCTTAATGAGAAGTTCACGCAAGAAGATGTGTCCGCTGCTGGTTATGATTTTGACATTTTGTTTAAAAACTCCAACCAAGATAAAAAACTAGGAGTAAAGATACAGAACGCCAAATTAGATTCGTATTCAATTAATGGTCAAATTGGCGACAAGTCTATAATTCAAACATCTTGGTCGTTTGAGATTACCGAATCGACAGGTATCTTAATATCTGGAGCTTACAATCAGCCAACGTTAAGCGCGATTTATACTAACGAATCTATCAATCCTTAATGTAAATATAAGTATGAGCAAGAGAATAACAGAACTTCCTTTGGCGACTCAGTTAAACAATGAGGATCAATTCATATTTTATAGCAATTCTGACAAAGAAACGCAAAGAATCAATGCTGGAATTTCTCTTAACGTTATCGCTAATAATCTGCCCAGCGTATTAAAGGCAACAACAAATGCTAGCTTAGGTATAGCTAATGCTGCCTTGGCTGACGCAAAAGCGGCTGAAGCTCTTGCGAACGCGGCAACCGCACAAGCATCAGCAGAAGGAGCGCAAACATCCGCAGACGGAAAAGCTAAAGTTTATTATCAGTCATCGGCTCCAACTGGCGGAACTTATAACACTGGAGATATTTGGTATGATACTGATGATAATTATAAAATATATGTAAGATCAGGATCATCTTGGGTTGCTAGTTTTGGGCCAATGCTTAAATTAGATGGAAATAATAATATTTCTGGCCTTTTAAAAGCAGATGGAACAGATAAAAGTTTTGTTTTGGTTGCTGACAATTTTCAAGTATGGAATGGAGTTAGCGCTGAAGTTCCATTTGAAGTTGTAGAAGATCCATCAAATCCTCCTAATCAAGTAGTAAGAATTAAAAACGCTCAAATTCAAACTGTTGATGCCGGAAAAATAACTTCTGGTTTTTTATCTTCTCAGGTTCTTGAATTAGCCAACGCAAACGCTTATTTACAATCAAGTTCTTTCATTGAAACTTGGACTTCTGGTAAAGTTTTTAGACAAAAAAGTTTAGGCAAAGCTACTCCTAGCGATCAATTGCAGTGCAAGGTTGAGCAGGCAAATGGAACGTTTATTGTTTACGATTGTCTTTCTACTCACACATCGAGTGGAGCTTCGTTTCCGGGTGTTGGCGGGCTTTGGGCGCAGACTTCTACGCAGCCATCCGCGCAATCTATTGGCTTTAGAATTGTTGGCAATGGTCAAGCTGAATTTAATGGAGTGTCTGTAAGAGGAGATGTTTTAGCGTTGACTGGTTATTTTGGTGATAATAAAAACGTAACTAAAATTGGAGCTAATGGATTAACTATCGGAAATCAAGGATATATTAAGTCAGACGGAATCACCTATGCTGCAACAGCTTTTTCTGGTAATGGATTTTTCTTAGGTAACACACAGGGAGAAGGACAAGAAAATGCTTATCAATTTTATATTGGAAACGCGGCTACGAGTAAATTTTTAAGATGGGACGGAACTAATTTAGTTATCAACGGTAGAATAGCTACTGGAAGTGTATTAGGTGATTCAAATTCAGGCAGCTCTGTTAATAGCCAAGGCGGTTTAATTATTGGATCTACAATAGGAATTAGAAGAAACGTAGATGATAATGTATTATCAATAACAGGAGGAACCGATAACTGGGGCGCAGTTGGCGCTGATAATGGCGCAGGACAAATAGATTTGGTTGGCAAAAACAGTCTAATAGGAAATGCTGGAGTTGTTCAATTAATTGGCGGAAAGGCTCCTACTGGAGACATTCTTTTAAGAACTTGGTTAGGAACTGAAAATTATTTTAATGACTGCTTAACCGCCAGTAGAAATGGGTCTGTAGGTATAAATGATACAGCGCCATCTAATTCAAATGGAATTAAACTTGACGTTTACGGAAGCATGAGGATAAGAGAAGGTGTTGTTTATTCAACTTATTCAAGTCCATTTAATGGATATACTGTTGCTCTTAACGATGGAGCCAATAACATTAGATTTAAATATGACGATGGTTTATACGCTAAGATTAATGATAGTGAGCCTATATTAATTGGCGAAGGCGGAGAAGGCAATCAAGGCAATCAGGGCGAACAAGGCTTTCAAGGCTATCAAGGCAATCAGGGCGAACAAGGCGAACAAGGCGAACAAGGCGAACAAGGCGAACAGGGCGATCAAGGCTTTCAAGGCTATCAAGGCTATCAAGGCGAACAAGGCGAACAAGGCGAACAGGGCGATCAAGGCTTTCAAGGCTATCAAGGCTATCAAGGCGAACAGGGCGAACAGGGCGAACAGGGCGAACAGGGCGAACAGGGCGAACAAGGCGAACAGGGCGATCAAGGCTTTCAAGGCTATCAAGGCTATCAAGGCTATCAGGGCGAACAAGGCGATCA